CCGGCCAGCGTCTGCGCCCAATGGTGGAACTGGCCCACGTCGCCAGTCACGAACCAGAACGGGATGGTGCCGCCCACCAGCGCACGGCCATACACGATGCGCTGCGGCTCGATGGCGCTGCGCACCACGCTCTGCACGTCGCGCAGGCTGGCAATGGCATTTGCCCGCGCTGCGGCGCCCGCCTTGCGCTCTTGCCGACGGGCCACAGCAGAGCCGACGACAGACGACGCAACAGCGCCCACCACGGTGGCCACGGTGACGGCGCCAAAAAGCACGGTGGCGCCAATGGCCGTCTTCGCAACCAACGACGCGGTGGCGGCGCCGACGACCAGAGGTATGGCGGCAGCCATTACGCACCCCTCCCAGCAGGCCAAGCGCCCAGCGCGGTATCCATGGGGCCAAACACCAGCCCGGCGTTGCCCGGGGCGGCCCAATGGCTGCCCAAGCACACGCCCAGCAGCTGGCGGGCCTCTTGCTCGATCAGCACCACGTCGCCGCGATGCGCTAGGGTGGCGGGCTGCATGGCGCCCATGCGCTCGGCCACCAGAGCGGGCAGCGGGTGGCGCTTGAGCAGCCGCGTGGCGGCGGCGGCGGTTTTGACGTGGCGCAGGTCGGCCATGGGGTCGGCGCCGGTCAGGTGCAGCACGGCGTCGCCCGCAAAGGTGCAGCAGTCTTGCGCGCCCCACGCAAAGGGCTGGGCGCGGCGCTGCTCGATGTAGTCGGCTAGGCGCTGCGGCCAGTCTGGGTGCCGCAGCGGCAGGGGCTGGGGTGGGCGCTTGCTCATGATTGACGCGCCAGCGCCTCTTTGGAGAAGATCACAATGTCGCGCTCGGCCATGGCAGCGGCCAGCCGGAAAAACCCGTCGTGGGGCCACAGGCGGCGGTGGTCGGCGTCGCTGTAGCGCAGCAGGCGCGGGCGATCCCATTCCACAAGCCGGTTTTCGGCGTTGACCACCACCGTGGCCGACGCCTCGCTGAAGCGCTGCACGTCGAGCAGGCCCTGCCACACGTTGGGGTCAACCGCCAGCGCTGGCGGCTCGGTCGAGGTGTCGAGCACCGCCACGCGGATGATCACGGGCCGCCCTTGGATGGGCTCGGCCAGCACGGCGGCGATGTGCTCTTGCGTGACGCCAGCCAGCGTGAGCTGCAGGCCGGTGATCACGCCCGGCGTCTCCTCGATGGGAGCGATGGCCCCTAGGCCGCGCGCGCCCGTCCAGTCATGGCCGCCCCATTGCACGTCAAAATCGAGCCCGGCCAGCCGCACGGTGCCGCCCAGCAGTTGCAGCTCGGCCAGCCAAAACCAAACGATGTGCTCGCGCTGCACCGCTTGGGCAAACGCAACGGGCAGGGATGGGCGCACGGACATTAAAACGCCTCCTGCAGCTCGAGCACCAGCGGCGTGGCAATCGTTTTGTAGCGGGGAAAGTCGATCTCGCCCGTTTTGAGAATCCAGCGTGCGGTAGGCCGGTCGAGCACTACGGGGGCGCCCGCAAAGTGCGCAGCGCGCAGCATGTGTGTGAGCTGCACCACCATCACGCCGGATGCGTTGGCCGCGGCGTCTTGCGCCACCATGAGCAGCTGGCCGCCCAGCCCGAGCATGGAGCCCGCCCGCATGGTGGCGTTGGCGCCGCAGCCCACCAGGGTGATGCTGCTGGCAAACTGCGCAACCGACACACTCAGAGTGACGGTGTTGAGGGCGATGGTGCCGATGGGGCGGGGCCGGTCAAGCCGGTGCATCTCGATGCGGCTCTGCTGCCGCGCTCGGGCCAAAAAGCCCTCGACGCGGGCGCGGTCGTCGGGCGCGTGGTTGTTGAGTTCCATGATCACGGCCCAGCGCGTGCCGGGCAGGCTCATGGTCTGCATGGCGCCCGAGAGCTCAGAAACAAAAGCGCGCGAGTTGTCGCGCACGCCCCACGTGATGCCCACCGGCTGGAATTCGCGGCCTGCGGGCCAAGGATGGGTGATCATGCCATGCGCCCTCTGGCCATGTCGTCGTAGATGGCGCGGCGGCCCATGGCGGCGCCCATGTGCGCGGCGGTAAGCACCAGCGCTTGGTCGGCAGGGCCGTTGAAGTTGAACGACTGATTGACGACCACGCTGCGCCCGGCGCTTTGGCCCTTGGTGTGGTCGATCACAGTCTCTTGCGGGTGCAGCATGGCGATGTAGCCGCCCCGGCCATCGAGGCCGCCCGAGCGCGGGCCGCTGCCGGTAAAGCCCCCGCCATCGAAGCTGAAGATGCGCCCAATGAGCGAATTGAGCGCGTTGCCCAGCGGCTGCGATACTGTCTGCCGGAAGGCCATGCGGGCCATATCGGTGATGATGCCGTTGATCACGTCGCGCAGGCGCCCGCCAGACTCTACAGCGTTTTCAAAGGCGCTTGTGAAGTTGAGGTTGAGGTCTTTGACCGAATCGGTCAGCCGATCCACGCCGTCTGAGCGCTCGGTGATTTTGGCAATGGCTTCGGCGTGCTGGTCGGCATGGATGCGCCCGGCGATGAGCGCCTCATCGAGCACCAGCACCTGCTCTGTGAGGCGCCGGGTGCGCTCGACGGCGGTGTCGGCCACCAGCGCTTGCAGCATGTTTTCCCATTGCTCGTTGGCGGCCTGCACGGCGCGGGCCTCGTCGATCACAGCTTGGCGCAGCGTGCCCATGATGGCCAGCCGCTCGCGGTCTTGCTCGGCCTCGAGCTTGCGGGCGTCGATGGTGTCGGCCACGGCCAGCGCCTGCTCGCGCTGGGCGGCTGTCAAGCCCGCAAGGCGGCCTAGCCCAATGTCACGCAGCACCTGCTCGCGCTCGGACAGCTCATCCATGGCTTCGAGCTGGCGCTGCAGGGCCTGCAGGTATTTTTCGGCCTCGGTGATGCGGGCTGCGGCGGGGGGTTCGTTGGGCAGCGGCTGATACACGCGCTCGCGCGGCGGGCGGGCAAAGCCGGTCTGCTGGCCCTCCAAAAATTCGATTTGCTTGCGCAGTCTGGCGATGTCGGCCCTTAGCCGCTCGTCGGTCTGCGCCCGCATGTGCTCTGGCACGTGCTGCAGCTCGGCCTCGTACTGCGCCAACACACGGCGCCGCTCGGCCAGATTGCCCTCGATGCTGCGAAACGGGTTAATGGTGGCAAAGGTGCCCAGCGCCTGCCAGAAGCCACCGGCGATCCGCATGCCCTCCAGCATCTCGGTAGATAGCCGGGCAATGGTGGGGATGACTGCATTGCCAAATTCGTGCACCAAGCCGGTGCCCGCCTCGATCAGCTTGCCCAAATTGTCGTTGAAGGCGATAGCAGACGCAGCGGCCTCATCTGTCACCACGCGGCCAAAGCGCTCGGCTTCGTCGCCCAGTTCGCGCAGGCCATCGGCCCCGTTGTTGAGCGTCGGCAAAAGCCGGGGGCCAAGCTCGCGGCCAAAAAGCGCAATTGCCAGATTGGTTTTTTCGATGCCCGCCGGCATGGCGGCAAAAAGGTCGGCCACGTCCTTAAAGAGCGCGTCGCTCGCCCGCATATTGCCGGCAGAGTCGCGGGTGGCGATACCCAAGCGGTCAAAGAGCGCGGCATTGGTGACGGTGCCTTGCCCAAGCCGGTTCAGCCCTTGCTCAAGCTGCTCAAATGTGGCATCAGACTGCAGCGCGGCGTAGCGTAGGCGGCTCATCGACTCGGTCGTGATGCCCAAGCGCTGCGCTGCTTGCCCCATTTGGTCGCCGAAGTTGGCTGTGGAGCGCACCGCGGCCACCAAAGATGCAGCCACACCAGCCCCAGCCAGCGAGGCGACGCCGAATGCCTGCGTGATGCCGCCGAAGCCTGCCGACAACGCGCCCGCCCGAGCATCAAGCTCGCCCATCGACCGCTGCACGCGGGCAAACACCGCGCTGGCGCCGTCCCGTGCAGTGATGTCAATTCGCGCTGTTCCGACCACGGATATACTCCATCATTTCGATCACCTGCGGCCAATTGGCCACAGGGTGTATTGCCTCGTACAGCGGCCAGCGCTCGGGCATCCAGCCACCGCACCAGACCCAGCAATGCCGGGCCTGCTCGGCCAGTGGGCACAGGGTGGGCTGGGTTGGCAAAATCTCGCCAAATCCAGCCGCCTGCAGCTTGTCGGCCTGGCTCCTAGAGCTCTCCCACTCTAGGAGCTCGGTTAGTTTTTTGCGGCGGTGCCTTCCACTTCGCTTGCCTGCGCCAGTCGCTCCCACAAAGCCTGCGCCAGCTGGTCGCCCCACTCGGGCTGCGCGTCGAGCAGCAGCAGCACAGCGCCGTCGTCGTGATCGAGCGGGCCAGCCTCTGGCAGCCCCAAATCGGCCACCATCACGCCGTGCCAGCCCACAATCGCGCCCAACAAAACCAATCGCTCCCAATGCAAGCGGGCGCCGGGGTCGCCATTAGCCATGCCCGCCTGCGCGGCGGCCATCTGCATATCAAAACGGCTTGGACGCTGGAGCGTGAAGCTGCGCCCGTCGATCTCGACGGCGAAGCGGCGCGCTGCCTGCACTTTGCGCTTGAGGTCGGTCAATTCCATGTGGGGCAGGCCCTATCAGGTGGCGTAGCGAGTGGGCTCGGCCACACCGGCAAAAGACACCGACCTTTTTTCGGTCGCGTTGCGCTCGAGGGTGGCAAACTGGGCCATGCTCCAAAACCCATTGTGGAAAGTGCGCGCGCCGTTGCCTCCAGTAATCCGCATGGCCACCGGCTGCCCAGCCAGCTCTGCGGCCTGAATGACGGCGTAAAACGGCAGCGATGGGTTGTCGTGCAGCGAGATTTCGACTGTCAGCGGCGAGCGGCTGGCCGGCATCTGGGTGTCAAAGCGGCCAAACACGCTGGAGGTGTCGGCATACTGCTGCTCGCCGCCAGAAAAGGTGATGGCGCCCACTTGCGTGATAGGCGCAAAGGCCGTGATGCGCCGGATGCTGCCCACGCCTGCGCCAGCCGGGAAAAGCGCGGTGTTGGTGGTGTTGATGCCCTCGAGGGTCACGTCGTTGGTGGCCACAGTCAGCACGCGCACCACGCGCCGATTGAGGCTCTCCCAGCCGCTGGTGATTTCGAGCATGTCGCCCACCACCACCGCGTGCCCAACGGCCAGCGTGGCCACAGCTTGGGCGGCATTGGTGATGGCCGTCATGTTGACGACAGGGCCGTATGTGCTCGCAATAGCCAGCGAGCCGCCGGCGGGGAGGGTGAAGCTCATCGCAAATACTCCTTAGGCAAGCTGGCCCGGGGCCGCTCGCTGGGTGGGGATCAGAAAAACAAAGTCCATCGACAACTCGCCGACCGGCTGGTCGCCCACGGCAGACACATCGGGGGTTTCGGCGCCAAAAGAATCGGGCCAGAAAGCGCGCCCAGCCACCGCCAACCCTCCGACCACCAGCGCGCCTTCTGCGGCAAAACTGATGGCGTCTAGGGCGTCGCTCAGGCCTGCGGTGGCCTTGGCCAGCGCCCGCACCTGCACGGTGACGGTGCGCTCTACGCCGTCGGAAAAAGCGCCCTCGAGCTGCGCGTTTTCGCTCACAGTCACCACCACGCAAGGCAGTTGGTTTGGTTGCAGCACGTACTCTTGGTCAACGAACACCCGGCCAGCCAGCGCAGGCACCGCGTTGAGCGCCGCGACTGCCGCTTGCCGGACTTGGGTGCGGATCGACGTGCTCATGCGCGCTCCAGCCTCACAGTGGATATGCCGGTGCCATCCGGCTCGATGCCCACGATGCGGTAAGCCACGGCCTGCACCGTGGCCGACTGCCCCACCTGCACGCCAGCCAGATCGCTGGTCGCGCAGGTGAAGATGGGCTGGGTGCCAAACACGCCCAGGCTGCCCGCGTCCTCGAACGCATTGTCGAATACCCCGCGCACGCTCGCCGCCCCTAGGGTGGCTTGCGCCCCAAAGTCGCGGAAAAACACGCTCAGGTCTTCGGCAAACATGGTGCAGGCGCCGGCTAGGGTTACTGTGTGATGGCGTCAACCATGCGGCTGAACGACTCGACGTGACGCACGGCCACATCAACGTCCTGCAACACGCGCACGCGCACGGTGCCGGCAGCGCCGCCGGTGTACGGATCGACCATCAGGTCAAGCCCGCCCCACATGCCGATCAGCAGGTCGGCAAAATTCCCGAACAAAATGGCCGAGAGGTTGGTGCCGGTGCCCTTGCTCAGGTTCGACGGCACGGCGTTGGTCACGCCCACGCGGTAGCCATTGACAGGGGTGCCGCCGTCCTCCCAAATGAAGCCGTTTTGGCCGGTCACTTTGGAGGTCGATTTCAGACGGCCACGCACGCGGGCATTGGTGAGGTAGCCCATACTGCCTACGTCGGCGTTGGCCACAGCCACAGCGGTCTCGAGGTCGATCATGTGCTGCCAAGTGGGCGCACCCCCGTTGGCGCCGCCCACGGCGGCATTGGCTGTGACCAGCGTCAAGATGCCAGAGGGCTGGTTGCTCACACCGGTGCCGTTGATGGCGGCCTGCTGGATCGCCAAGCCCAGCACGGTGGCCAAATCGCGCTGCACCATGCTTTCCACGTCGAGCGAGGTTTGCAGGATCAGGCGGCG